CAACGTTAAGGTCTGCTGATTTTGCATCAGGGTCTTGTATACGTGCTAGTAAGTTCTCCGCTAAAGTTTTGTGTAGTAGTTCTAAGAGTTGTTTCTCAGTCACTTTGACACTCCTTTATATTTCTCAAAGCTTCTCATGCCACCAAGACCTAGTAAGGCCATGACAAGGCTCATAAGTTGTTCGCTTTGTAGATTTGGTAATTCTGCAGGTAATTCTGCATATGCATTTATTAGGCTTGCAAATGGTAAGATTAAAAATTCATAAGCTAGGCCACAGGCCGCTATCCAGCCGATAGCTGGTCGCCAACCAGCAACAAACACTGAACGATGTTTTGCACCTTCAATATTTGCCGCCGCTTGGAGAATGTGAGGTTGTTGCATCAAAGTCATTAACTTTAACTTAGCGGCCTCACGCTCTTCATCACTTGTAAATAATTCATCTAAACCAGAAGCAAGACCTTCGACGATACCGCCGAGAGGGTCTAGTTTCATGTTAGTTATTCCTATTTTCGTAACGCCATCTGTTCGACAGATTTGCGAATTGCTTTAATGTTCTCATCAATACGCGCCATGCTTACTGCTTGACTTTGTACCATCGCTTCAACTTTAGTTACACGTTCTGCGAATGAATTAAGGTTCTCAGAATTGCGGTCTATATCAGACATCATCATGGAGACAGTCCATACGATTGCCGCGGCTTGTGTGACTAGGCCAAATAATAATGTAGCTGGTACAGATTTTGACAGATGCCACGTTGTGTTTTGTTGGGTCATATGTACCTCTTACTTATTAAAAATTGTGATTGAGATGTAGGCTAACAGCCCAGCACCTAAACCTGTTAATACAGCTTCAGCCATCTCTGGTCCGAAGTGTGTTGGGTGAATGAAAAAATCAGCAAGCATTGTGCATGCACTAATAAGCCATACTGCGGCTATTTTGCTTCCGCTAAATTTTGCAGAATAACTTAATGCAACATAAGCTAACGCGGCAGTAAACCCCGTCTTACTTGCGGTTATTGCATGGTTGACAGATAGAACTGTTAGGTCACCTTGAACCATGCAGAGAAGGCAAGAAGTCCACGCTTCCGTGAACCTCCGCCAAAATAGTTTTAATTTTATCATTTGTTACGTTGTACCCCATACAGTCCCACTGTTAGTGAGTGTCCTTGAAGTGCCTGTAATAGCCGCGCCACCACTACTTGAACCAGCACCGCAATTAGCACCCCAACCGCCACCACCACTAGAGTGTTGTACAGAACCTGTCGCATAACCACCGAATGAGCCGTTGTTATTAGCCGCACCACCGTTACCACCTCCTCCAGCACCATATTTACCGAATGAAATACCACCTGTTGTACCGCCGACACCTGGGAGTATACGGCCACCGCCGCCGCCTCCAATACCATATCGATCATAGTTAGTTCCACCAGAGGCCGCACCAGCTCCTGCGGCTATCGTCTGACCTGTGCCGTTTACACCACCTACTTGACCAATAGCGCCACCAGCCGCACCAGTTTTGTAGTAATAATTAGTACCAGAACCATTACCACCAGCACCGCCGCCAGCACCACCGCCGCCGCCACCGCCATAACCCCCGTGGCCTCTACCTGCACCTGCTCCACCACCACCGCCTCCTGCAATGTAAGAACCTGAGCTATTTATAATGGTTACGCCTGTTGAGGTTACATTAATAGCTGGACCACCATCAAAGCCGTTCTGACCTCTATTACCGCCTCTACCGCCTTTACCAATAACATTACCTTCGTTTATGAAAGTACAAGGTACATCTATAATAAGAGCCGCTGTAGCAGTATTATCAGACCAAATCCAATCTCCTTGGAATCTAAGTGTTCCACCAGAGTTGATATAAGAGGATATAGTTATTTCTTGATGGTTTCCTGTAAGTATTGTTTCGTTAGAAGCACCATACCATTCACTGATACTCATTTGCGCGCCAGAGGTCTTACTAATTAAGGCTCGTACATCAGCATCGTTTAAGGCAGTCTGACCTGATATACCTAATTCATTCATAATATCTTGTATAGATATCTGACCACTTCCTTGTATTGCCATCTAACTTACCTCGCTTTCAATTCTTCAATTTCAGCTTTTAGTTCTTTGATTGCTTCAATTAGTAGACCATGTAATTGGTCATACTGAACTACTTTGTACTCTTGGTCATCGTCTGATTTAAGTGGTAGCTTCATTTCTGAAACCGCACTTGGTAATACTGCTTCAACTTCTTGAGCAAGTATACCTGCAGATTTCTTACCATCGTTCAAGTACTCAAATGTGTAACCGTTTAATTGACCTACTTTATCTAAAGCATTGTCAATCTTCACGATGTCTTTCTTTAGACGTTCATCTGAAGTAGTTGTAGAGTAAGCAACAACGTTACCATCAACGTGTAAGTCACCATCGTTTTCGAGGCGCATGTCGTTATTGCCATCAAGATACCAATTCATAGCTGTAGGGTCTACTGCAAAGAAATCGTTACTGTCTCTACCTATGTACCAAGCCTCACCACGCAAGTCACTCTCAATACTGAAAGTTGTTCCCGATAATCCAAGACCTCCCCCTGCACTGTAAGTAGTGTTGGTGTCTGTGTTTACAACTGTTTCTGT